AAGCACCGAGGCCGCCTCGGGGGCGGCCTCGCTGGGTTGGCTGGGCGCGGCGGGCTTGCCGCCGCCGCTGTCGGGCGGAGGATCGGGCTCGTTCATTTGGCGCCCGACGGCCGCGCGCGTCGCTACCGAGCGCTGCGTGCTGGGCAGCAGAAACTCCAGCTTCAGGTCGCGGATGCGCGAAATCTCGATCGCGCGCTGCTCCAGGACCTCTTCCCAGTCGAGCCCCTGCTCGGCGCACTCGTCCTCAAGGGTCGAGAGCAGGTTGTCCATGCGCAGCTCGGCCGCGAGCGCTTCCTTGGCCGGATCGACCCAGCCGCGGCCCGGGCCGATCCAGCGCGCACGCGTGTACGCGGCCATGTTGTCGTAGAAGCCGGGCGCGTCGACCAGGCCGGCATTGACGGCCTCCTCCAGCCATATCGTGTACACGGGCGCCATGAAATAGGTCGCGAGCCACTGGCGGCGGCCCTTGAAGAAGCGCCAGGCCTCGAGCAGGGCCGCGCGCGCCGACGAGTAGTTCGTCTTGGAGAAATCCTTCATCAGCAGCTCGTACGGCATGTTCAGCCCGGCCGCGATGTGCCGGAAGATCGTCGTGACGAACGCCTCGAAATTCTGCGATGGCCGCCCGGGAGTGAAGCCGGCCAGCTTCTCGCCCAGCCGCAGCGGGATGATCATGCCCGCGTTGAAATCGACGCCGGCGCGGCCCCGCGTTGAAAGCCCCTCCTGGTAGTTCTTCAACGCTTCGGGGTTGTTCTGCAGCAGCTCGATCAGCCCCTCCTGCTCGATCGACGATTCCGCGACCATCGCGACCATCGCGTTCACCACGGACGCCTTCAGCTCCGCCCCGGTAAGATCGCCCAGCACCTTGAACTGGCGCATTACCGCAGCGAGCGCGGGCTTGCCGCGCGATTGGCCGGCGCGCTCCTTGTCGTGCACGTGAATCACGCGCATCCGGCCCCAGGGCGTACGCGCCGGGATGCGCTCCCAGTCGTACGAGAAGCGGCCCATGTACGTATAGCGCTCGCCCGGGTGCGTTTTCTTGATGTGATAGGCAACCGGCTCGCCGTACGCACCGAACTCGATGCCGCCGCGCAGGCCGTCACGGTCCGGTGCGTAACCGGGATTGCAGAGCCGGTCCGGCTCGACCACCTGCAGACGCGTGCTGAATTGCGCGTACATCGGCCGGGGATCCGGAATCCACAGCGGCAGCACCAGCCCGGCGCCGTTCAGGAATCCGGAGCGGAATACCTGTGTGGTGATGCCGTCGCCGACGAGCTCGTGCGCCGCGTCGCACGCCGTAGTGGACCACCAGGTGCGAAACAGCGCCTCGGTGCTGTTCGCCCATTTCATCGCCCATTCCTTGTCGCGGCCCAGAAGCCGGTAGTCCGGCCGCGCCGAGAGCCGCAACCCAGTCCCGACGATGTTGTCGGCCTGCGTCTGCAGCGCGCCGCCGGCGACCCCGTGGTTGCGGTCCAGGTCGCGCGAGCGCGACATGATCGTGCCCAGTTCGGGCAGCAGATCGGCATCCGCCGAGCCCGGGAACGGGTTCCACCGCCTCAGGTCGGGGTGCGTGCGCGAAGCCGCGTTGTACGCTTCGGCGCCCACGCGCGGCGCCTGGCCTCCGGAGAGCTTGCGGCGAAACCGGGGTGTGACCATCACAGGTCCACCGTGAGTCCGCGCCGGCGCTCCCCGGAAACCGTGCCGCCGAGCGAGGCGATTTCGGCGCGCAGGCTCGATATGTATGCATCGAGCCGCGCCGCCTCGGCGCGCGTGTACGTCACACGCATGTCGCCGTGTCCGACCGACTCCTCGGTCGAGCCGGTCAACAACTTGTGGCGCGCCGCTTCGGCCTCGGATAGCCGGGTCTGCAAGGTGCTCAAATCGGCCATTCACTTTTCCTCGTCAGTAAGGCAGTCCGCTATCGGTGGCCTGGTGGGCGCTACGATCAGCGTCCGGCATGCGGGTGCGCCAATCGTTCTGCACCGGCGGCGATGCGACCGGTGGTGCCGCCGCCGGCTCAGGCGGTGCAACCGTCTGCGCTCCGGACACTTCTGCCTCGGCAAGCATTTCCTCTTCGGTCCGCCACGGCTCACCGGGCGCGCGCGGATGTGCTCCGGCTGCAGCTTGCGCCGCCAGCAGATCGGGCTGTTTCAGGCGCTTCTCAATGTCCAGCCACTGCGCCTCGGTCATGAGGTTGATTTTCAGCCTGCGCGCCGCGTGTAGCGCGTACACCTCCGTATCCAGGCCTTCGTTCCTCACGCCTTGCTTGCATTGCCAGTAGAGCCTGTTGCGCGGCCGGCCCTTCATGGGGGCCTTCACTTCGGACGTCACCTGCGCAAACCAATCACCGCGGATGCCCCGATACCAGTGCATGCGGCCAGGGCCGTTTCCGGTCAGCCGCAGACGACCGCCGTGCTCCCCGAATCCGATGATCAGGTCCTTGGCGCGCTCCGTCCCGACCTGGTACACCTGCAGGCCGTAGCGCGACGCCTTGGTCTTGCGGCCCGGGTCGATGGGACGCGGCACGCGATAGATCTCTCCGGGTTCAACGCCCTTCACCGCCATCACGCCTCGCTGGCGAAGCCGGCGGCAAAACCAGTACACGGCATCGGACGTGTTGCCGTCGCCGGCGTCGATCGATGCCGCTTCGACGTGCAGCTCGGCGCCGCTCGCATGCCGGTACGGCCGGAACAGGAACCGCTCGAGCTCCGTCCACACCTCGTCGTTGTGGTCCACCGGATTGCCGTGGATCTCGCCCCAGTACACGCGCCAGGACTCCTCTCCGCGGCCCCAGGCGATCACCGCGACCGCGATCCGGTTGCCCTGCACGTCCGCGCCGAGCGTAAGGCGCAGGCCACCCCAGGGCACGGTCAGTTCCGGATAGTCCTCCGAGCGCTTTTCCAGCGACTCGACGTCCGGCGCCGGCGACTTGTACTTAAAGGCCAGCCCGAGCTGGTTGTTCCAGAACTCGACCAGGCCGGTGATGTCCCCCTGGCTCTCCTTGTGCTTGGCCTCGAGATACTTCTCGACCAGGCGCGGCAGCGCCGCACCCGGCGCGCTGCTCATCAGATCGCTGACGTAGAACCCCGCGATCCCGTTGAACGGCGCCGTCGCAACGTAGTGCCCGGCCCGTGAATTGCGCGCGCGCTCCGCGTCGCTCCACTCTCCGCCGCAGTGCGGGCAATCAATGCGCGCCGATTCCGGCACCGCCTTCCCGTAGATCGGATGATTGCGTTGCTCATCCTCGCTCCACTTCACCAGCGGCCACGACTCGCCGTCGAGCGGCACCAGCTCGTTGCAGTGATGACAGGGCGCGTACCACTTGCGCTTGTCGCTGAGCTCCATCTCCGCTTCGATCGACGACAGCTCGGAGAGCGTCGGTGATCCGCCCATCACGCTGAACGCGTCGAAGTAGGACTTCAGCCGCTCGAGCAGCAGCTTCACCGTGTTGCCCTGGCCGCGCACGTCGCGCTCGCATTCGTCCGGTTCCTCCACGAACGCATAGCGTGCAGACGAGGACTTCACCTCGTCCGCAGAGTGCGAATGCACGAACTTGAGCCAACCACCCGGGAACAGCTTGAACGTCTGCGTGATGCCCTTCTCGCGGCTGGTGAGGGGCACCTTCTCGCGAAGCACCGGGGTCTCCTGCACCATCGGCTCGAAGCGTTCGAGGTTGAACTCTTTCGCCTTCTTCTCCTTCGGGAAGAGGACGATGATCGGCGCCGCCATCACCGCGATGATGTAGCCGATGAGGTTCGCCAGCACGCTCTCCGACCAGCCGGCCTGCGTGCTCTTCATGCACCGGATACCCCGGACGCCGGGCTCGAAGAACGCGTCGATGATCGCGCGCAGGTGTGGGAAGAGCGCCCAGGAGAATTTCCCGGACATCTCGGCCGTCATTGACGCGATGCGTCGATGCTCCTGCGTCCACTCAGACGGAGGGATTCTTTTCGTCGGGGTGAGCTTCGCCCATGCCCGGCTGAGCATCTCCTTCAAGGTTTGGTTTCGGGTCATCGCCGGCGATCCTTCGCAGGAAGCTTGCGGCCTCGTCGGCGGCCGCGCCGGCGAGCAGCTGCTCTACTTCCCGCTGCATGTGCTCGCCGTTCATTCCTAGCTTGGTCAGAAAGTCGGCGAACTCCGTCTTGAGTACCTCGCGCTTAGCCTCGATTCCCGGCGTCGCCTCCAGGATGCCGGCGAGCCGCGACGGTTGGCTGTGCATGAACGCCGCGGCGGAAAGGACGCGATCGTGCCAGGTCGGCTCGATCTCGTCGGCCGGAATCAGGGTGCCCCGCTGCACCGCCAGGTCGAGCTCGAGCTTGTCGCCCTGCAGTCGTGCTAGCCGGTCCTTCTGCGATTCGGTTCCTGAAACCTTGGCCAGCTCGCGCTCGATCCGCCACGCGATGGCTTCGCTCGTGTCGTACGCGTTCGCTTCGCCCCGCGCTCCGCGCTTCTGCACCGGCATCCCTTGCTTTTGCCACTCCCAGAGCGTCACGTCCGACACGCCCATGATCTCTGCCAGTTCGGTCTGATTAACAACTTTACCCATCACCTGACCTCAGACCAGTTAACCCCTCAGCAATGTGGTATGACTGAGAGCGAAAGGTGGTGTTTTTACGCGTGAGCCGTCTAACCCCTGGAAGGACCCGCGGGTCCACTACCCGCCTTATCGCGCGCGACTGAGCTCGATCTCGTTCGCGATATTGCGCATGACGATCGGGATGATCTGTCGCGTTACGATCGACTGCATGTCGTAGCGCGAACGCAGGGAGATCCGACGTCGAATGATCGCAATCGGTGTGAGCCCGCGATCGTTAAGCTTGATCTCGAATCCGCTCGGCCGGCGCTTGGTCCCTTGAAACTTCGAGCGGAATCGCTTCTGCACGCGGGTGCCTGCCCCTACGCCACCCCGGCGCGATTCGTTCATGAGCGGCTTGGCATACAAGATGCCCGCCTTCGCCACCAGCAGCTTCTCGCGATGCAACCAATCGATGATCGAGTAGAACCTCTTCGCTCCGATCCGCGCGCCCATGCGCGTATTGATCGGGATCAGGAGTGCGCTTCTACCCCGCGGACCAATGGAACCGCCCGTGACGTGTAGCCCGAACCCACTCGCGATGTTCGTGATGACCATCGACGGTGCGCTGCGCACCGAGATGCGCCAGGTTCGCAGGAAACGCTCCTGCTTGACCTGGAATGCCTTGCGCATCTCAGCCTTGAGCACGTCGCGCACGGGCTCCTTCGCCGCGCGCATGCCAGCCTTCGTCCCACGGTCGGCCTCGCGCTTGGTCGCGGCCATGCGCGTTTGCAACGTGGCGATGTTGTTCTTGATGTCGAACCTGATCATCGCCACCAGGAATAAAAAAGCCCGGGCACCCTGCGATGCACGGGCAACTCAGAGGAGGAGAAGTGCGGGCTTGTGCCCACCCGCCGAGGTACAACACCGATAAAAAAACCCGAGGCGCTCATCGCTGACTCGGGTTTCTTGAGGGCGAGCGAAGATGTCCGCTTCCGTCGGGCCCACCGTATTGTTCTTATGGCCCGTTGGACAACTGCGCCCTGCTTGAGGTGCAATTTATACGCTACCCCAATTGAGCATGCAAGGGCTTTTTGAGCCGCCGGGCAATTGATGCAAGCCACGACGTTGCCATAGCGAACCGCCGCGGCCAGTGCGCCTCAAACAAGGCGAGCGAAATCCCGAGCGCCTGGGCCCGCTCGCCTGACCTGTACCGCGGCCGCCTGCTCCCGCCGCACCCTCTGCACGTCACGTGTCGGACATTCGGGTCACCGAACGCGCGCGGCCGGCGAGTCGCGCCGCCGCGCAGCAGCTCTTGCACGCCGGTCCCCCCACACGCCGGGCATCTATCGGCCAACCATTCATAGAGCACCCGCGCGGCGAACAGGCGCAGCACTGCGTCCTCCACGTGTGCTCGATGGCGGCGCCAGTAGGATTGCAGCGCCATCCATTGCACGAACAGGTGTACCGCGTCGAGTGCCGTGAGCGGTGTCGCGTCGCTCGCGAATTTCAGCCGCCAGAGCAGCGGTGCCAATCGAGCCTCGATCCTGTCGCGATCAACCGAACGTGGCACATCCTGCTCATCGCTGGATTCGCACCCAGGACCATCGGCATTCTCAGCGATGACCGCACAAGCCCCGCCAACAGCCGCCACGCGCTGGAGCGCCCAATCGTGGCCCAGCTCGGTCGTCAGGCTGGATGTGTTCCACGCCACACCGAGCTGCTCGTCCACACCCGGCCTAGCCCCCGGCTTGTCGTCTATCGCGCCCATTCGCCCTCCGTCGAATCCTTGACAGCCCTCGACACCCTCGACATACCCTCGACACTTCCAACCCACTGTTTTCTTTCTCTCTGTCGAGAGTGTCGAGGGTGTCGAGGGATAAACGCGCGCGCGCGTGATCGCGCGCGTCCGCGTGCGTCCGCGTCCGTGCGCCTGGACGCGCGGACGCGCGGACGCGCGCTCGCGTATACGCGCGCGAGGGGTTTGACCCTCGACACCCTCGACACATCGATTCGCGTCAATAGGTTGCGCCACTTATCCACAACCCTCGACACTCTCGACATACCCTCGACACCCTCGACACCATGACCGCCGCGCGAGGCGATCCCGGCCGGCGCCGCGACGCGCCGATGGCGTGAGAACCCGTTCGGCCATGTTTCAGCCGCCATCAAAATGCCTCCTCCTGTCCGTAGCCGCTGCCTGGCTCCGCGGCATAGATGTCGTCCCGGAGATACAACTTGAGTGCGTGGCGAAACTTAGCCACCCCTTCCACGATTCGCTGGCGTTCCGCCGCCTCCGAGGAAAACGCATCGCCCATGACAAACACGCGGCGCATGCGGATCTCCTCCTCCTTCGGCGTACCCACCAAGGCGATCTCCTGCCGGCGGTCCGGATCCGGCACGCGCTTATCCATGCGCCGCACCCCGTTCAGGCTCATGAAGTTCGGCGCGAAGCGATTCAGGCTCTCGGGCATCTTGTGGCCCGTTCGCGCGCACCAGACCGTGTACGCCTTGTATACGTCGGTCACCAGGGCCGGGCAGTACGGCAGCCCGAGCACGCCCTCCTTGACGTCCTTCCAGAAGAGCTGCGAGGGCGCCATGCCGATCTCGATCAGGTCGCGTTTCGCTTCAGTGAAGATGGGCTTGGTGTGTTCATTGAACTCGCCGACGTCCAGATCGAGCAGCCGCTGATATAACGCGGCCACGCCGCCGGCGGCGATCTCGGCGCCGACGCGCTTGTAGAATTCCTCCGGCCGGGTGTTCGGCGTGCGGATCACCATGTAGCGCCTGTCGCGCGGGCCGATCTTGAGCGGCTGCAGCTCATTGGACAGGAACACCATGTTCATGTGGTTGCGCTCGTAGCGCTGGTCGACCATCTTCGGGTTGATGTAGACCTCGGCCTCGGTGATCATGTTCTTCAGCCGGCCGACGTGGTGCGACATCTCCGCGCGCGTCACTACCTCGTTCGCGATCACGAGGAGCTTCGCCGACTGCCAGGTGTTGAACTTATCCTCCAGCTCCGCCTGGGTGATCAAGGCGCCGTGACGGCCGAAAATGCCGCGCACCGAGTTCCAGAACATATTCTTTCCGGTGCCCTCCTCGCCGTACATCACCACCGCGGTCTGCATCTTCGCGCCGACGTGCTGGAGCATGTACGCGATCCAGTTCAGCACCCACGTCGTCGCGGGCGCCTCGTCTGATTTTTCCTCGCCGCAAAGGTATTGGAGCAGCTCGAGGAGCAGCTCGCAGGAACCCTCGCGCGATGGCTTTATGCCGAGGCCGCGGAATAGGTTGACCGTCGTCTCTGGATCGTTCGACCGCGTCGGATCGAACACCACCTGCTCCGGATCAATTACCCGCTTGCGCGGCGAGGCGAGCCAGCGGTTCACGGGCCCGCCGCCGAACATGAGCCGCATGTGCGCGATGCGGACAATGCGCCCGATATGACCGTCGTAGGCTGCGTCCGACGGATATATCTGCGTGAAGCGCCGCAGCAACGAGCCATGCAGCGCCCAGTCCGGCTCGTCGCGGCCGCCGCCCCCGCTACCGCCGGCAGAGCCGCTTGATGCGTTTACGCGGGCCTTGCCAGAGCGCGCGCCAGCAGCCTCGGGATCTTCCGCCGGAACGCCGTCGCGAACCGCCTGCATCAGCTCGATCGCGTCGCGCACCGCTTCGATCGCCTCGCCTACTTGCGCGCGAACCGGATCCAGACCTTCGGCGGCGTGCAGATCGTTGAAGTCAGTCGCCTTCGGCGCCTCGGGATCGGGAGAGAGTTCGCGCGCGGCGAATGCTGGCCAGACGACCCAGGCGTTGCCGATCTCCGAGCAAGCGGCCCAGGCCTTGGTCAGGCCGGCATTCGTCATCACAAAGGGCCGCGGCGCCGCTCCCTCGGTTTGGATCGCCCCCGTGAGCAGTTGGACATGCCGCGCGTCCTCCTGCATGTCCGCGCATACGGTCACCGCCCCATGTTTGCCGGGCAGCGTCTTTTCTCCATCCTTCACCCGATAGCGGGCGGTCACCCCGTGCTCGTCGCGCAACCGCTTGTTGAGCTGCGCCTCGAGGTAGGCATCATCGTCGCCAAGAAAGAGGATCGGTGAGCGCGGATACAGGCCCCGCACGATCCGCGCGACAGGCAACAGGTTGCCGGCGTCGAACGCCACGAACGCGGTGCAATCCCCATCGAGCGATTCCACTACCGAGGCGACCGTGGCCATGCCCTCGCCGATCAGGATGATCTGCCCGTCCTTCGGGTGCTTGCCGAGGCGGCAAGCGGCGCCGTCCTTCGCCATGCCCTTGTTGAAGCGCTTCTCGCCGTCCGGCGCGATCTTCTGCACCCCGACCAGGCGCCTCGCCCCCGTGTACCCCGGATCGGATTCCTGCTCATCGGTGACGTCGTAGCGCACCATCGGCACGAGCAATGTGCCATCGGCAAAAAACCGCAGCCCCTTGGGTAGCGCGATGCCCTTCTTTTCCAGGTAGGGAATACGCTCGCCAGGGGCGAGCATCGCGCGAGCTGCGTTCCATTGTTGCTGCGCCCGATTGGCTGCATGGCGCGCGCGCAGGGCGCGCCGTTCTTGCTCGCGTGCTTCCAGCTGCGCCTGCGAGCGCTGCAGCCGGCGCAGCTCGTCGGGCTCGATGCCGGACCAGTCCGTGCGGATCTTCTGTGCGCCGGACTCATTGCCGCGCCAGTATCCGAACGACCCCGCTACGTAACGCCTGCCGTTGCGCGCGAGGTACTCGCGCATCACGTACCAGGCCTTTTGCCGCGGCCCGAAGCGGTGGAATTTTCCGTCCGGAATCGGGTGACCCGCGGGGAGGCGCGGCATGTCCGCCGCGTACATCTGCTCGACTGCCTGGTCGAGCGTCGCCATCTACGCGGACTCCGCTTCGCGCCGCGCGGCGATCTCGGCCGCATGCGTGGCCCGCAGGGCGCGCGTTTGCCACAGCCGCAGCACGTGTGCCCGCACTTCCTCGCGCCATGCCTCGGGCACCTGCGCGAGCGCCGCCTGGCGCGCGACGCGGTCCTCGAGCGCCGTAATGCGCAGCGCGATCCCGGTCTTGGCGAAATGCAGGATCAGCTCGCGCCATTGCTCGGGGATACGCTCGAACAACTCAAGGCGTTCGGCCGGCGTATCGGCAGCAGCGATCCGCTCCGCGGCCCACCAGGGCGGACAGAACTCCGCCGGCAATCGCGCATAGATGCGCCGCATGGTGTGGATCAGCCCTGCGCCGCAGCGCGGCCCTTGGCCGTCAACTCGTAGCGGTAGTGGCTCCCGCCGGCGTCGCGCTCGAGCAGATCCGCGCGCGTGAGCTGGGTGACGAGACCGGATACATGCGTAACTGGCCGTTTGACGCCCGCGGCAATATCGCGCAACCGCAGCGGCCCCGATCGGCGCAGGAAGACTTTGAGGATCCTGCGCTTGGCCTCGCTGAGGTGCATTGCCTCTGTCGCCCCATTCTCGCGCGCCATCGGCGGCGTGAGCGGCCCGGATAGAGTCGTTTCGCCGCGCAGCTGCAGCTCGCCGATCAATTGGCCGAGATTCACGGCGAAACTCCAAGGCGCCGCAGTTCCTCGCGCACTGCCTGTGCTTCTATCGAGCCCCAGCGGATCCGCCGCTCTATCCCGCGTGCGTATCCGCGCAATAGTTCCTTCCGCTCCGGAGGATTCATCGAGTGCGTGCCAAGCTCACGCAAAAATTTGATTTCATCCCGGGCGGTCCAGCCGCCGGTTTTCGGCGGCAGCAGCGCGTTCGTCATTGTGTCTCCCTATTTCGCCACCGAGAGTGGGGCGCGGGTGAGTCGCTCGATGCGTTCAACCAGGCTTTTCTGAACACCAGTCGCCTGGATGAATAGGCGCTGCAGCTCGGCGATCTCGTCGGCCGGGTCGGTAGGCTGGACCGCGTAGCCGATCTCTCCGGCAATGAACTGCATCGGTGCGTGATAGCCCGCGTCGCGCGCCATCCGCAAGAGAAGTCGAACCTGCGAGAGCGCGAGCTTCTCTGGCCGTTCCGGGTTGAGGCAATCCTTGAGCCAGGCACCGGCTTTGTCCGGCGGAAGGTCGGGCCGCAATTCGTGGCCGACCACCTTCGTGCCGCCGAGCGTGCGCACCGCGTCGCGCAGCGCATCCAGCTCGTCTTCGTACATCGGGAGCGAAGGCTGTGGAATGTTCATGTCCGCCCTCTTCCGCAATTACTTTAAGTTGCGCGGAAGGGGGCGGATGGCCCCGGTCCGGGCAAAAAAATATCCTGTCGGCATGCGACCCTGCAAAAACGGGTGGAGGCCCGCTCCCATGGTAGATTTCAAGTTCCGCAACCTGTCACCTCGCCAAGGAAGGAGCCCCCGTGAGCAATTCAGAGTTCGATGTCGATCCGGCGATGATCGCAGAGCACCTGATCGAGTTGGCCGCGCGAACCGCAGTGCTGGAAAACGTTCTTCGCCACACCACGGCCCTGACGTTCTCGGCAGGCCCGGGAGGAGCCGCGGCGTTCGACGCCATGTCTTCCGTGATCATCGCCGACCTGCGATGCGGAACAGCCCCGCCAGGCACATCAGCAGAAATCGCCGAGGAGCTCCGAGTGCGATCGACAGCGCGCGCGCAGGCGTTCCTGCATCAGGCGGCAGAGATTCGGTGCGGGATTTCCGATGAACGCGGCGGACCCCTGGCAAACTCATGACGTTTGGATCGAGCAGCTCGCGCCGCATGCCTTTGATCGCCCGCGAATAGGCCTGCAGCGTCAATTCAGCAATCGGGGGTTGGTATCCTCCGGAACCGACGTCGTTCGTTCTTTCGCTCACGCCGCCTCCTTCGCGTCGCAGCCATCCGGCGTCTCTGGCGCGGTGGATTCGCAACCCCTTTCGCGAAGCTCGGGCGGCAGGTCGGCGCGCAGCGCCCCGCCTGTGACGACCTCGTATTCGATCTGATCGTCGGTCGGGATGCGCCCGCGCTTCTTCCACCCATGAACCCGCTGCCGATCGATATTCCGGGCCGCGGCCGCTGCTGCGGCCGTTTTGTAGTAGGCAATGAGATCGTCATAGGTCATCTCAATTCAAATTGTAAATGACTATTGACATCCAAGTCAACGGAGATTTACGGCTTTCGCCCTATCGTGGCGACATGCGAGCAAAAAAACGTCTTCCGGGTTCGCCCAAGGGCCAACCAAAGCCGGCGAAACGAACTGTTGATGCCGATTTCCCCAAACGCCTCGAGGCCGCATTCGCCCAGCGTCCGGGACTCTCGGTTCCACAGCTTGCGCGCGAGATCGGTTGCACTAGGGCCGTTCTGCACAATTATCTGAACGGCAAGAACAAGACCGTCGAGGCGCTGCTGCTATTCGCTCTGGCCGACGCGCTAGGGGTTGCAGCTCGTTGGCTGCTGCTCGGCGCGGGCGCAATGGCGAAATTCGAAGCCCTAACGCCGGATCAGGCGCGAGTGTTACAGACGTTTAGTCAACTCACGAACGAGGAGCTCCGCGATCATTGGATCTCGCAGGGTGAGGATTTGCTGCGGCTGCAGCCACCTCTTTTCGGAACGCCAGCCGATCCGTATACGGGCGCCAAGCCACCAACTGTTCACGAGGCCCCAATGAAATATCGTACGGAGAAGCAGAAATGATTCGTTCTTTGACCGTTGGCCTGTTGCTCACGCTCGCCGCGCCTCTCGTGGTGGCGCAAGGCGCAGATGTGGGCTTCGAAATAAAAGGCCTCGCCCCGGGCGTCGATATCTCCGCGATTGATACGTCCGCCTGCCGTGCCGTCAAGGATGCCGACTCGGGAGTGCCAGGTCTTTCATGCGACACGACGCTTGCTGGAGAAAAGGCAGA